ATGGATTAGTAGCTAATGGACCTGTAAATGTAAAAACTTGATTAGCATACACGGCTCTTGCTATAGACTCGTAAATGTCTACTGTCCAGTTGCTACTTAACAACGTCTTGGCAGCATACCCGCCACCAGTAGCTTCTGTGTAGTCACTAGCAGAATCAGAATCACTTGGTGTAATATCAGTAACAAACAAACGTAGTGTTAGGTCTACACCACCAGCTGGCTGTACGTTTTTAAAGTACCTTTTTAGCATAGCCTCTGCGCCAATATCAGACAAAACAAGCATAGTAACTCCCTTCGTTTTACGTAGTTATTTTTACATCGTAACAAGCATTGTGAAAAATCAAATGTATGTCAGCTGCAGAAAAGTTTGTTTCATACGTAGTGTTTAATAATTCAGCAACCTTCTCTACTATACTACTATCAAGAGAGCATGTTGCAGTCTTTGTACCATTAAGAACGTGTGATACTAGTATAAGACCAACGTCACTAAAAATTACTCTCTTATTAAACACTGTGCAAAAATACTGAGCAAGTCCCCAAGGAGGTGACATTGAACACGTTAACCCATCCACCATACTTGGTGTTAGGATATTAGCACTGTCATGTATACCCATACCAAACAGTGTCTGCATTGTTAGGTAATATGGCCCTTGAGTCTCCTCCATAAACACAGGATACACTGGCGGCGTATACGAAATTACAGAACCCGCACGGGTAACTGTATTACTTGAATAACCACCACTAAAGTATTCAGAACCTCCTAACGGGTCGGTTACTGAAATGCTGCGTGTACCATTTATATTTAAGTATTCAGTAACTATAGTTCCTGTTGGTCCTCCATCCTCACCGGAGTATGCTGTACTCGTAGATGTATAACCAGTAACTGTAACAGTAGTTAGTGTTGTACTATCATTATCGAGACGTAAGTTTTCTATTAGTGTGTGGGTATATACTGTGTCGTATGTATTTGTCACAGTTGGTCTTGTACCATAGAACCAGTCCCAATCGCACCACTCGGCTGGCGTCCAATCACCAGCACTAGAGTCCCAGTTTGTATGCACACTGGTAGCCCCATAGTGACTATAATACGTCCTCGAATACAGTACACAATTTATATTACGAGATATAAACTTTATCTCAAGCACTTTACCACCCGTAGTATACCCAGCAGTAGTGGCGAGAGCTACAAAATAATCTATGATAACACTTATAGACACTGACGTAGTTGGTAAAAGTCCTACAAATTGCTCAATCTGAATATATGCTATATTTATCTCACCGTTATAATAATCAGCAGCTATTGCGTATTTAATTGTGTGCGTGTTGTATGTGCTGTTTGTAATTATGTCACTATATGTACTTACTCTGTTAACTGAGTAAGATTCATCATTGTACGATATAGTGCATACTTCAAAAGTGCTAATATCTACATATACAGCCTCCATCTTATTTCTGGAAAAAAAGACAGGGCAGCCATTAAGTATTGGCCCAGTGAGTTCTACAAATGTAGCTACACCATTAGTTAAAACCATTCTATATAACTTAGTCTCTGTTGCAACAACAAGCATTTTGTAGCCACCAGCCCCGTATACACCGCCGGGAGTGTCATACTTTTCATAGTTATACACAACATAAGCATTTGTGCTTGGGAGTGTATCACCAAATAGCGGATGATACACATGGTACCTGAACTGCCCATACTGATAGTGCATGGTGCCACCATAGCATAGACACCTGCACATATCTCTATTACCTTTTTGAATTTCAGAATAATCAGCCATCAACTCAGCAATAATATTTTTTGTTTTGTGGTTGTACGTAAACTTCACAAAATAAAGCATACCTGCAGGTATAATATTAATAAGAGCATTTTCAAAGTCTGCATAACACCACTTACCTCTGGAGTAAGGAATACCTATATAGTCGTCAGGTACTGCATGCACGCTGTAAATAGTAAAAGTATCTGACGAATAAGAGTCTCCAAGTACAATCTCGGCATAAAAAATGCAATCTTTTTCTAGCCTTGCCAGTTGTTCTGTAAGCGCCGGTGCTAGCACTTTAATACTAACACTTTCATAATTATAATTAATGCTGCACAATACCTCAGCGCCATCGTCCAGCCTAATTCTACGCTCACCAATTTTTAGACCACCAAGTTCCATCTGCCTGCGTAAAATAGCAAGTTGGCTTTTAGCAAACCCTGTGTACGGAGCTTCACGCTCTCCCATTCCGGGCCTCGATATAGTAGGAACCATTATATTACCACTACTCATATCATACCCCTGCTAGAGCTGTGACATACGCAAAGACTTTAGACAGCATAAAATATTCACCATCGAACACAAAAGTAACTGTGAATGAATTGCCCTTAAGTAACTTAAACTCCTTAAACTTATAGCTGTCTACAAGGCCAGTAAACGATGCCATGCTAGAAATGATTGACCCGGATTCTGTTTGCACACTTACAGTAAGATCACCTACCATAACACCAGATATCGTAAGTGCCTGGAGCCTTTTCAAATTTGGTATAGCAAAGTCAAGCTTTGGAAAAGTAATGACTGCTTCGTTAGGAACTTTGCCAAAAACTGCAATAGATGTTCCATACGACGTAACTACTTGCGTACCAACTGCACAAACAGGTACTGCTTCCTCCGCAGGTATTTTGTAAACTCCCGCAGATGCAATATCAAAGTCAATTGAATAAGGCACACCTTGGACGTGGTAAATAGTAGACTGCGCAACTGCTCCGGTTGCAGTCAGCCAAAAACTACTTTCAACTTTATCAATAGTTACATTACGTGCTTTCCACTCAGAGCCACTTGATACTTCATATACTCCGTCCAGACCTAGCAAGTAAAAACAACGATCGGCCGTTACTCTACTGGCTACAGCCAATGAATTAGTTACATACTCTACACTACTCACTACGTAAACAAAATCTTGTGTGCTGGAACCAACAAGTGTTACTACTTCAGACGCTTTTGTAAAAACGATAGCATCTGTCCCGGCCACACCGTTCAGTATTGTACCGCCCAGCCACAGGAAGTCATTTGCAATATTCCAGCAGTCATACGCCCAAGGCATGGAATGTAAAACAAACTCACCTTTCCACACGTACAGTATACCATTATACACAAAGCCTCCGTCAAACGCAGGCATTGCGCTATACGTTACAGTTGTAACCGGCCCTGGATATACTCCAGCCGCTGCTGCTACTGCGACGTTACTTCCATTCAGTACGACAAATACATTACTTCCATCGCAATACCTAAAGTCTAGGTTAGTATGTACAACAGGTATTGTAGCAGCAACCACAGTGGCTATCTTTACAGCAGTTGGTTGTGGTGTATCCCAGTTATTTACAACATACAATCCCGTACCAGCGTGCACAACAAGCCGTGAACTGTATGATATACTTACAACAGCACTATCAAAAGTTATGTTCGTAACTACTGCGCCATTAGCCAGCACCAGCGCACCATCACTACTAACAGAAACGCCAAAACATTCTTGTAACTCGCACTCGCCAGTGTCGTAATTAACCCGCGCTGCAGTACCACCTCGCATGTCGTTTAAGCCAAGTGACTTAGTAAATACAGGAATAGCTTTCATTATTCACCCCACGTACTAGAAATGAAATGCCGCCTATTCTTACCAACCCACTCATGCAGTTTTTGAATACCTTCTTTACCTTTTAACTCATACGCAGTTGTGTTTACCTTCTCCCCGTCTACGCCATCCTCAACTTTGTCAAAACACATAGATGCTGCTTTAGCACAAATGGCAAGACGTTGAATATAGTCTGGAAATAACGTGACACTATCAGACACATCAACAAGCTTTGGATGCGTTGTATAGTAAATGAATGCAAATGTAACTGGTGTTGTTGGTATTGGGTAGTACCATAAATTACTGCCCTCTACAGCAACAGCTACAACAGCGTCGCCAGTTGTAAGTACATCCTCAATACTTTCACTAACAATCATATCATCCAGCGAAAGGTAAATTTTAACATCAGCCATAGCCGCACCGAACAGCTTTACAATACCCGCCACGTATCTGTCAGGTTGAATCTGTAGCGCTACAAACGGCGCGTCTACCGCAGTACTAACAGTACCAGCGCATTTAAACTCCGGCAGCATAACCTCAGTTGTAGCTTCAGCAAGAGCCATGTTTACATACGTGAGTATTTCTTCGTACCTATTACTGTCCTGCACCATACTCATAGTCTCTGTAACCAACTCACTGTACGTCATGACATCCCCCAGAAATGTAGATTATTTACATTTTAAACTGGGCGGTAGGCAACCGCAGCTACCTACCACCCGTCAGTTATTTACAGATACGCAGGTACTTTTGTCAGCAAAGCATTAACACGTACCTTACCATTGGTCATTGTATCTGGAGTAGCTGTCAGCTCCTTAACAATAATTGCTACGTAGTTAGTTGCTGATACGAAGTTTACATCGGAGATTGCGCCAAACCCAGTAGCACTTGTCGCAAGTTTAAGTGTAGTTTCGTTTTGCAGTACAGCTCCGGCAGCAACTACACCGTTGCTTATGTCAGCCGGCAAAATCCCTGCAATAGTAACATCAATGCTAGCTACACCGGCCAGGGCAGTTACAAAGTCATAAAACAGCTCCTGTACTTGGTACGCACCAGGTTTCAAAAGCGCAATTACGCACTTTTTGTTTTTAAGCTCGCTTACGCCCAGTTCCGGGCCGGTAAGCCAATAAGGATTCTCAAGAGTCTGAATCCTGACATCGTTGCGTTGGTTATCAGCAGTGCTTGCAGCCATTTACTACCTCCTAGTATAATACTGTGTACTCGATAAGCAGACGGCCTTCAAAATCTGTTACCGATGTACTTTTAGCAAGTGTGATTGTGATTGAACCGCCAGCAGTTTCAAAATACTTATTACCGGCACCAGTAGCTACGCACTCGGTAATACCTGCAGTAGACACCAATGCTGCTGCTTTGAAATAAGTATTAGACTGTGATTCACCGTTTCCAGTAAAGCCAACTGCTACTGTTCCGGCGGCGGTTAGACCTGTTTTAGTGTCCAACAGTACTCTTGTTACAAGAGCCTTTTTTGGTACTGGAATCACCAGGTATGTGTTGTCACCATCAGCGGTTGTAACATACCGGCTTTTGGCCCAACGCAGTGCTTCTCCACCAGCGTAGGCATTGCAGGGTTTGGCTACGTTAGCCATAGTGTTTCTCCTTTACGTGTTATGCTGACAGCGGAGTTGCGTAAGTAGAACCGACCAAACAACCATAGTCCTGTACGCCTGCGCCAGCGGTGTCGAATTGCGTCTTCTTAATGCCGAAGATACCACCACCTCGCACCATTACAAAACGCTCGGCGTCGCGGGTGTACGGAGTAAATGACATAGTGGTAGATTTGGACTCACCAGCACCGCCCCACGCAAAACAGGCGGCTTGTGAACCCAGCAGCAGCGTACGGTAAGAACCAGCACCAGCTGCGCCGTAGGTCATAGGCAAGCGCTCTGACCGACGAATCAGCATGCCGTTGTACTCCAGTTCAATCTGCGGCATACCAAGTTTACCGGCGCTGCGAAGCAGATCTCCCCACTGACCAATGTTTACGTTTTTACGCAGTTGGTCAAATACGTAGTTGTGCATTAGGACTTGGTAATAGGTCTTACCACCTTTGTTAGAACCGCGAATCTTGTACCCACCAATTTTGTTCATTAGCTCTGCTTGCTGCTTCATCTTATCCAGAACATCCAGAGTCATTTCATCACCGACGGTAAGTACAGATTCTGCTTTACTACCTGGAGTTACCATATGGTAACTGTCTGGTTCAGTAATGGCCTGAGCAAACACCTTACCTGCCACACGGTAAGCGGAATTGCCAGCCAGAGTATTGATAAGAACGTCAGACAGTTTCTGGCTCCACCAATCCTGCAGAGCATTTTTACCTTCTTGCATCAAGTTGTACGGAATTCTTTGCTCTTCCATTTTGCCACCAGTATCGACAGCATGATTCAATTCTTCAATTGTCATACTGAAGTCACGGAAGCGAAGCTTTTCTTCATTACCTTCCAGAGTATCATTACCAACAACGCCTTCACCAGTCAACGGCAAACGAATACCGAACTTGATATTGTCACCTTCACCTTTACCCAGTTCAGTTCTGGTCTGTACGATTGCGTCAGAGCCTGTGCCAATAAGGTCATTAAACTCGACGTTTGGAAGAATTACCTGGAATAGGTCTCGCGCCCAGCGTTTCCTGGTAAGTGGATCATTAGTTAAAAACTGTGTTTTTGGATCTGCCATGATGTTTTCCTTTCAGTTACGCAAGTGTTCCTTGCAAGTACTTTTCATAAATATCCGCAGGTACTTTACCAAGATCAGACTCTGCTAATGCATCAATCTTGCTTGATGTCCAACCCTCAGTAATTCCACCGTCACCACCAGCAATAGACGCGATACTAACAGGTGCTTTGTGCGCAACTGGAACTGGCTTTGTAGTATCATTTACTACTGCCGGCGTATCGGTTTTAACTGTGAAGCGAGGGTGATATGTCTTGATAAGCTCATACATATACCTATACGGATTCCCCTGTGCCCAGACTTCTTTTTCCAATTCCAGCAGTGCTACTGTTTCATTGATACCTTTGGCTTTAGCTACCTCAACTGAGGCTAGTTCCAAAATGTCATCAAAGTTTTGGCGAGTACACACAGCTCTCACATCTTCGTACTTAGGTGTCAGCTCCATCATCTCGAGAAGATTGGTTATCTCAGAACCTCTGGCCGAACTAAGTTCCGCGATGTCATTCTGCAGCTGCTCCAGATCTGACAATGGAACATCATCTCCAATGTCTCCTTTTTGTACTTGGTCATGCCTACTAACTGTGTTCTTGAGCACCTCAAGTTCTACTTTTTGGCTTCTGAGTAATTGCCGTAATTGAACAATCTCAGATTGTGGCTCTTGGGTCTGATCTGCGTCAGGTGTGGCGACCTGCTCTGTCTTTACCGCAAGGCCTGTTTGCTCAGTACTAGCAGTTGTACCTGTATTGTCTTCTACTGTTACCTGATCAACATCAACACCAGCGGTAACGTCAACGTCAACATCTTGCGGAGAGTCAAGCGCAGCGAATAATGGGTTAACAACATCTGCCTCTTGCACGATTTCCGTAGCTACAGTGGACATGATAAACTCCTTTTAGTTTTGACTTTCAGTTAGTGCTTTCTTCTTATCTGCTGCGTTCTTTTTCCAACTCGCCGGCTGGCCGTACCAGTCCGGCTTTGCCACGTCGTCAGCACTTTTTGCCTTCACCTCCGCAGGGCCTACCGCAGTTTTAGCTGCTTTAACAACTGTCTCTTTTACACCTTCCCAAAGGCTACTTTTTTTGCTTCCCGCTGTTGCCATTTGCACCTCCAGTCTGTTTAGTCTTACTCATACTTCTGGCCTTTATTTCTTCTATCTCCTTTTTATACTCAACACCGTTTGCCTTTATCTCCAGTTCAAGTAACTTCAACTGTAATTCGGTTTCGGCTTGCTTTTCCGCTGCCTCCTGCTGTTGCGCACGATACTCTTTTATTTGCTGTTTTACTGTGTACGGCGCATCCAGGTAATCAAGAATAACCTCTGGCGGTATGGCACCAGGATTGTTTTGACTAAACTCAGTCAATATCTGCGCCGTTGTAGCTCTTTGCGTCGGGCTTTCTATCTGCTCAGAAATTTCAACGTCAAACTCCCCAGCTGAAATATCATTAAATCCTGCAAGCTGCGGATTCGTTTGAGTGTTTACACTTATAAGATTTATGCCATCGGTTCCTTCTATACGCATAACTTTTTCGGTAGTAACGTACTGTTGCACTAGGCCTAGCAGTATCTTGTCACCCTGCAACCGCGACTCCTTAAAATTATCGTACAGGCTATACAACACAGCAAGTCCTGTTTCCTGCCTTTGCCGTACGGTTACGCCAGGTTCTCTTGATGTAGTTTGCACTCCCATCATTTCATTTTGTATACCTGATGCGTCTTTCATTGACTGCGACATTGTAACATCAATAGTCTGATAAATAGGACTTATTTGAGGTTGTTGAATGAATTTAAACTTATCCAGCCCGCCTCCAGTAAGTTCCAAATGAAAATTAGGCTCTGCACTTCTCTGTTCATACTCCTCGATGTTTATAATAGCTCCCGCCTCATGCGCAAGTATTCCTTTTGGTAAAGTCTGGAGAAGATGCTGTAACTGTCTACGCATCGTGTTAAGAGCTTTTTGAGGGTCTTTCTGCATCTTGACAGCCGAAAACCATGTATTTTCATCTTCGTCATTGTAAGCTCCGTAAAAAGCACATGGGTAACCTTGGTACTTATAAGGGCTTTTCCCACCGGCGTACTCTTTCTCACCACTGAAAATGCGGTAGTAGTACTGCTTGTCAAAAGAATCAACAGGTTGTAGTTCATCAACTGTAGATATTTTAACCCTTCCTTTAGGTGTATCAATACCTGACAACATAGCTTCCTTAAACTTACCAAACATATCTACGCACATACGCTCGGGCTTTCCACTAACAGGGTTCAACACATATATAAACTTTTCGTACATGTAATACCAGTTTTCAACTAGCCTATACTTCCTACGGCCTTCGTTAAAGAACACTGGCATATCCGTAAAATTTGTAGTACTACCGTAGCTGTTGCCAAATGACCCGCTGTACATAGCCATCTGTTTTACTTCTTCTTCGTCAGTTCCAAACCTAAACGCTATCTCGTTAGCTTCCAGCCATTTGTCCATAAACAAAAATCTGGCATCACTAAGATCATACTCTTTACTATTACTATCGATGTAAAAATTATACGTAGGTATGCGTACTGCTTTTATCTTCGGGTCGTACGGATTAGCTATATCAACCCAAAAATGCAAAAGACTGCGGCCGCACTTAACTGTATGCGCAAAACATTCTAGTTCTTTGCGCGTCAACTTTGTTTGTTTACGGTAATACTTCATTGCACTCTGCATTAGCTGAACAAATGCCTCATCTTCACCACCGACCGGAAGTAAAACGGGCTCATGCTTACTCTGCGCTGCTAAGCCTATAAGCATGTCTATCTTAGGCTTAACCTCGTTATACACTGTAGCCGGACGCTTTTGCTCTGCCAGCTTTTCAATCACATCCTGGCTGTCCTGCCGCCCAGCGTAAAAACGATAATCTTCCATTCCGACTTTGCGTGCAGTAGACTCAGGCAAAGAGCGTTCGGCTTCGCTAAGCCATACTAACGATTGTGTAAGTTCAGCTGCCATATATACACCCCTAATTCTTTATACTCTTCGCAAGTGCGATAACATCAGAATGGTACGCTTTTTCTTTTCCTCGGCCACGCCAAGCTTGAAGACCTTCACGTAAATTTTTACTTCTACTCATTTTGTCTTGCATAACTGTGAAACCAGCTGCTATATCAGTATCTTTTTTAATACTGTCCATTTCGTGCTGAAGTTCTTTTTTCGCAAACGTTGGCGCGCTTAATTTAAACAGAAACCCAGGTTTTGCAATATCACTAGCTTTTTGTTTCATAGCAGCTACCAGTGCAATATTTTTACCTCTTACCATAGCCTGGTCTTTATATTTTTTCTGCTCTTCACTATCGTCAAAGTTATATACATACCCTCTTTTACTGGTGCCTAAACCAGTTTCCTTTATGCCAACACCCTTCATTATATCCTGTTCACGCAGGCCACTACTTTCTGCTTTTCCCTGCGTAATGGATCCAGACATATTTTTAAAAACTTCGTGAATTTTTTCTATCCTATCCGCACCTTCGCGGTCATAGTACCCTGACTTATCTTTTACTTTGTCTGTCGACACCGCTAACTTATCAGGCATAAATTTCATAACTACCCTCCTATGCGTACATCCAAGCATCAGGTGATACTGACGATCTAAGTTTTTTCTTATCTTTAGGTGACTTACTCCCGAACACTCTATTGGAAAAAGGAGCAAAATACTCAGTAAGACAAAGCGCGTCAGCAATATTCGGTGACATAACACCACGAGTTTTCATCTCCCTTTTGCTTTCAACCTTAATGCCGCCGTGGGCGTTAAAGCTGTAAGTAGGCTGTGATAGCTCATCGCAGAGTAACTGCCCTAGCTCCCCGCCTGGAAATTGGTACTGGCTACGCATACACTTATCACGAACACGAAGCCACAGTTCATCACGTAGTCTATCGTACTTTGCTAGATCACTACTAGCCCTGGCTACATTAACACCAAAGCATTTTAAATGCCCATGCTTCATTAGCCAGTCCGTAACTCCTGCACCTACACCTATTTCATCTATTGCTATACCGGATGCTGCTTGTTCAATATACTCTTGGTTTATAAATCCACCAAGTGAAATTGTATCCATACCCTGGTAAGTAGTCCACGGGCTTATTAGTAACCCCTGACGCGGGAGTATAACACTACTATCTTCTCCATACCTAGCAACATCTACACCAAGGTAAAGTGGTTCGTCTTCAGGTACAACCACTTCGTTATCCATACACTGCATAGCCCACGCCATGGGTATAAGAGTGTTTTCACTATCCAGTGGCGGCTCACCCATAACCCTGATACGAAACACATTCGAGTCTACTCCGTATTTCTTCGCAAAGTAGTCTACCATATCCTTAGTTACATTGGAACTTTTCCTACTGTCCCAATGCAGCCTATTCCAGTTTTCTCTTACTCCAGTTCTAAAATGCGTTTCGTAGAAATAGCCTGTGTTTCTAGTAGGGTTTCCAATAAGTAAAACCTTGTTATCATCCTGCGTCATTGCACCCTCAAGTGGAATAAACACAGGATCTGGTATACCAGACGCCTCATCGCATACAATCAGAAGGTGGTCACCGTGAAGTCCAGCTAGTGTCTCTGCCTGCTCATCTTTGCTGGCCTTAACACTCGGCGAAATAGCCCTAGCCCACCATTCTTTAGGCGCAGACTTGTGGAACAGTTTATCCTTCTGAATTACAAATTCATCAGCTAAGATACTCTTACGCAGCCACTTTGATAATTCTGACCAAAGGATGTCAGATAACTGCCTACTTGTCGGTGCAGTACATGCTACTTTGGCATACGGTCTGGTACAAAGAAACCACAGTATTAGCCAACTAGCGCAAGAACTCTTTCCACAGCCGTGACCAGATCGTATAGTAGTCCTTTTACTCTTGTCAAAACTTACCAATGCCTCTGCTTGCTGCTCACTAGGCACAGCTTGTAAACACTCAGTCACAAACAAAAGTGGGCTTTTCCTCCACTCGGAAAGTTTGTTGTAAATAAACTCGTTCATTTAGCCACCCAGAAATGTAGATTATTTACATTTTGCACTTACGTAATTACTTGCGGGAAGATTGTTAATGCCAAATGCTGCTCTTGACAAAATCCAGTTACTGTGTTTTTAAACTGTAAGGCTATGACGTAGTTACCAGGGTCTAGCATAGTAGATGCAGATGGTATTCTAACTTGTAAATGTGTTGTCGTTGCACTGATAGTCATCACTCCTGACGATAATGCCGTGTATGGAGCTACAGCTACGAAATCAGCATCCGCTGCGGCTATAGCCCAGGATGATGTGGCCCAATCAGCTGTGAATGCGGCAGTCACATTACTGCTGTAATCGCGCCACCAAGAGTTTCCTTTTACAAGTTTTATCATTATAATTCTCCGGCGTCGATTTCAGTAAATATGCTTTGGTCAGCCTGAACGAATATATCACTTACTACCGATTCAATAAAACTTTCAGTAGTTGACTGCGTGAAAGTAGCGACTTGTACCGATTCAGAAAAAGTGGTACTATTAAATACGTCGACTAAGACAGTTTCTCCTGTCCCGCCTGTTAAGCTGTTCAGCCTCTCCCAAGCATCACCTGCTGCTGAGTGCTCTACCAATATTTCCCAAGCATCGCTCATCGTTCGTAGTTCCAAACCGCTGCAGCAATCTCTGCTGCTGTTGGCCCTGCTGTACCACTTGTCACCATTGTATTTGTCAACACTGACCTGTTAATAATCAAGTTCGTTGCTTGCCCCAAGTTGTTTTCCATTACAGGTAGCAATGGATCAGACGCAAAGAAAGAGCCTTCAATTACAATCGTGCAAGGGTCTACGTTTGGCGGCACACCTATCCAGCCCAGGTCATTTCTGATAAACACGTATGGCCCAACGAACTCTGTAGCGTTAAGCGGCACCATGAGACTCTCAAGTGCCGGGGCATACTTCAGGTTATCGCCCGTAGCAGCCCAATCGCACCACTCTCTCCAGAGATCAGCAATAGTGAACTGTTGAACTCCCGCTACAACAGCATCGTCCCTGAAGATGATCTTTTTATTTGGCCCGTCAAAATTGAACTTAGCCACGATGACCCCTTAAACAGCAGAGTAAACACGATCAGCTTCAGCAACCAACGACAGGGAAATTGCCTTGCTTCTTGCTAACGTACCTGTTGATGATGCAAACTTACCCGTTCCCGGAGCGATACCGATAATAGTCACAGCCTTATCTGTACCTGCGGTTCCACCGGCTGTATCTGAATCGTAGTCAAAAGTAAAATCAATACTTGCCCCTGTGATTGTTCCTGCAATAGCCACGTCTGATGCATCCAGAACTGTGATAGCACCCGACTCACCGTAGTCATCACCTGCGCCCGGGCCAGTAGTATACATCAAGCGATAGACACCACCAACAAGAGCGGAGTTGAACGTCATGGTTCCTGCTGCTGTATAGGGGTTTGTACGCTTGGTGTTGGAATCATCGTAGAACTCAACACGGTTACTGTCAGCAGGGAGAACGTCATCGATATATACACTTTGAGCTGTTACCAGTGTATCGCCTACAAACGAAAGCAGGTCTGACTGAACCTTGCCAGTTTTGGTGCCTGCTGTCCCGCCTGTGTTAATATCTGAGTTCTGGCGAAGCAGGTACTGAACCTTTGCGTAAACTTGCTCCAGCGTGCCACCATTGCCTTCGATAATGATCTTGAAGTTGTAGCTACTGCCTCCGATTAAACGTGTCTGGTTGGCTGTGTAATAGGCTATGGTAATGCCGCTATACGGTGCGCTTGACATGGCTGTATCACCAGTGGCTTGGTCAGTACCAAGCAGTCCGGTAATCTTCAGGTCGTCTTCGTTTGAAATCAGGAAGTTCTGCTTGAACGGGCCTGTTGCTGCTGAACCTGTATCTGCCAGAATAGAACTCTTGAACTTCTTACCGTACTCACGGATGTATGCTTTAGCGTATGTGCGTTTATCAAGTGATACGTTATCTTTGACCTTGATACCTACGTTAAACTCATCGGTGAAAGGAAAGTTGGTCGGCCCGTCAGCAGCATCAATATGATAATACGGTTGAGCAGTGCCCACAGGGAAGATAGTTCCCAAACAGATAAATCCGCAATACTGAGCAGTCTCCACTCCGGCAGCGTTGTATTCCGACCAACCTCCATCTTTTAAAGCATCTCTGGTGGCCGTGTTTGCCCAGTTCCACCCGTTAGCATTAGCACCGTCAGTGCCAATCTGAAACTGGCCAGAAAGCGCATCTATCGCGTACATAGGAAAAGGGCTGTCTTGATAACTAGATGTGGCCCACAAATCTACCAGTTTTGAGTAAACCGCCTGTAGTGTTACTCCATCCTTGAATACAAGATTGCCTGCTTCAAGAAGCTGGATTGTCTTTGCTGTCTCATTGATGACGATCTCTGTTCCAACAATGAGTGATGTTTTTGAGGTTATTTTTGCCATGATTCAGCTCCTTTAAACGATATAGTTTCTGTCTGCTGTAAGTGTTACAGGGATTGAACTGTCGGTTGTTGCAAGAGCTAAGTTCCTGATGTAGTAAGGAACATACCCCGGCTTGATAAATCCTACATCAATAGTGTCTGCCCCTTCGTAAGTATACGTGAGTGTTGTGCCAGCATAAGCATCGAGTTGGTACAGCACATTAGTTGTCCCTGCATCAAGCACCACCATATCGCAACCAGTTGGTAATCCAGTAAAGCTGATCGTATTCACATCCAGAGAGTACAAACACTGCGCCTTGCTGGTTGCTGTACAACTTGTTCTCGCCCTTACAGCATTGATAGCTACAGTTGAGGTTATTTGTGTAGTAATCCTGATTTTGAGTTTGAACCCTATGGACGGATCAATATCTGTTTCTGTAGGCAAAGTAGTAAACACGTACCGCTGGCTTGTGCCAGCAGCAAAGTTGGCTTTATCAAACGTCAGCGTATTACCAACTATGTCCGTAATCTTAGCACCGAACGCTATATGCTGCGTGGTGAATGAGTAATACTGGGCATAGTCACCAATAGCCAGACCTGTCGCATCAGCTACTGTTGCGGTATAAGCACCGGAGCTACAGGTAATCTGCTTGGCGCGGCTGAAGTTCTTCCATCCACTGAAGCCAGTACCTTTATCTATCTGATACTCCACGAGGTAATTATAGTTATAAGATCCCCCATCCATCCAAGCGATAGGAGCCGCAGTTCCACTAAAGAATCCTGTATGACCTTTCCTAAAATACTGATCTTCCCATTGTGCAGAATCGCCAACAACATACATAACGATACCACCGGCAGAGTTAAAGCGTGGATTGCCTGAGAGTACTGTATAGTAGGAGGATGTAGCTGCTGTAGGCTCATGCATCACTAGTGCATACTGCCCCTCTTTACGCTGGAAAGAATCTACAAAATGAACACCATAGTCAGAAACACCACTACCAGAAAGGTAAGCACAACCTACGCCTTTCATAGTCAGGTTAATAGACTCAGGCGAGCCGTACAGTATCGCCCTGCCAGCAGTCCAATGATCGGTGAACACTGATTCTACAAGCATACCGATGTGGCTGTTTAATAAGTAGATCGGTGCCGTACTTGCCTGATCTACATATACTCGCTGGATTTTGTAGCCCGGAAAGGCGGAACCAACTATCAAGTTGGTGACACCATAGGCGTAAGGCCTGAACGAGGATCGGCCTTGTAGTGGAGCAGCAGCAGTTCCTATATTACGAACTCTTGTATTTTGGGCGTTACCATTCACGATATAGCCATGCGGCATCTGATTCGGGATCGTACCGTTAAAGCCGAAAGCCAAACCATCAAGAATTGAGCCGTTCGGGTTGTTTCCCCATGTGACGGCAGACATGGCGTTGATAGCCCCGCCTTGCCAGCCTGTCATCCTGTCACAGTAATTTACGTTGTAGATGTATGTTGGGCCGTAAGCGCTACTGAGTGTGCCATTTATAGCTGTGATTCCATCAAACGTAGTTTCGTTACACGCAGACACAGAAATAGGCAAGCCGGAGCTGCGTACATACTGGATGATACCACCAGCTATGTTGGTAAATGTACCGCCGTTAATGGTGCTTATGTTGATGGCGTGGTCGTTAGTTCCGGGTGTATTGCCTCGCATGGCCGTAATGTTGCTAAACGTACAACCAGACAATAACGTACTGGCTGTGAAAGTTGCTAAGTCCAAGCTCCCGTACATTCCCACCAGCATATCATCAACCACAGGGGCTGTTGCAACCTCCTGAATAATACACGTATCTGATATTGCGTTATGCTTTGCGCTGAATGAGTAGGGCTGAACAAAGTTCCAGTACCAATCCCCATAGGTATATTCAATATCAATAGCACCGGCTGATGTCGTGACAAACTCAGGACGAGAAGCGATAGTAGCGTGAGGTGTTGCGTTGCTTGCTCTCGCTGCTGTTGTGCATTGCCTCAGGAATATATTAGGCACCCGTACTTTGCAGCCGGAAACAGGTACAAAGCCAAGCTGGAAATCTACCGTACAGTTACCGCCTGTGCCGCTATTAAAAGGTACGTTGACAACAAAAGTAGAAGTTGTCGGTATAGCTATTACTGTATAATTACCAGTGGTTGCAGTGCCAGATGTAAAGGTAAGTTTTACCCTGTGGCCGATCTGTAAGTTATGCACCGCTGCTGTAGTAACGGTAATCCCGTAGTACACAGATACGTTACCGACGGTTAATGCTGCTGTTCTGGGGTAGTGGATATCCCAACTGTTTGTGGTGTTATAGCCTTTAACTACAAACGAGCCATCCACGCCTGTACCTGTTGTAAAATCACAGTAGACGTTATCGGCCACGTTGATTGTTGATGCAGTTACTGTCAAAGAGAGCCTGCTTCTACATGTACAAGAGTTGCCCGGCCCTGAACCTGTTGCAGCGACTTTGAAACACTGGTAGCCAAGTACATCTGTAATGGTGTACGTTCCATCAGCAGGGCCACCAGAGGGGAAATCTATCCCTACAGACTCGCCTGTTTCATAGTAATGAGTACCATACAAAGTTACTTCATTGTTCGACCAAACATAGTAAAGCACCTGATTCTGCTCTATATACGTCCCTGTTGTTGCTGCTGTACCTGCATAGGTAGCACCCGTAAGGGATACGTTCTCCCCGATCTGCATCTGACCGGAGCCGATGTCTTTTACAAACCGCTGCCGTACATCTGACTGTCCGGGAGGCATACCGATATGCTGATAAGCCCATCCGTTCGTGGCACCGTTCAGAGAAGGGTAATGATCGTACTCATTTGTGCCTACACCTGTTTCAATCCACGCCCCTACAGGAGTAGTGCCAGCACCGCCACCGTTTGTGGGGAGTTGCATAACCTGCCCGACTGAGCCAGTGGTATCGTCCAGATAAAACCAGTCACCCCTTGTCTGGAATTTACCCAGACGTGGCACAGTGATATTTGCTGCCTGATCGCAAACTACCTCAATCCAGCCGGTGACATCCGGCCCTGTTGCACTGGCAGTTACACCAGTCAAAGCTCCTGATGCGAAATTACCGCCAGACACCTCTCGGAATTTAAGCCAGCCTGTTGCCCCTACTGTTGTCGAGGGCGCAGATGCGAGGGTTGCCCAATAGCCCAGACAATAACCAGATACTCCGCCCTGTGAGACAGTGGTTCCAACAGCGCATGCGCCAGAACCACCGTTGATCGGCAGCCACCTGACAGTCGTTGCGTCTATGTTCCACTGGCCTTCTGTGAGAGTAATGGAACCGAGGGAGCCAGCCATTGAAGCTGGACTGTTAGAATGCCAGCGAGTGTCGGTTCTCACAGTCAGCGACGTGCCGGGGCCGTTGATCGTCCATGCCTCACCAGCAGTGCGAGCAGTGCCTTCGTCGAGATAATGATTTCCAGAGGTAAGGGTTGCCATTAGCTAAGGATCTCCGCAGCCCTGCCAGTTGCAATTAAGCCAGCTTGTTCCAGCATATATACAGATTCAATAGTACGCTGGTCGTCAAGATAGACAGAATAACCATTATCATCTGGTGTAGTGGCATTGAACTTGGCAAGCCAGATTTCAACAGCTACATTTGTCTTGGCAACAGTATAAAGTGCATCTAGTTCAGCATCGGTAAATCGCTGCATAAACTCCAGCTTAGTCAAGCCAGCACTCTGGATCTCTTCAGCCGTCTCAGCAGCTTTCGGGATGATCTTGATAACTCCATCCCGCCATTCAGCAGTGCCACCGTTACGAAGAATCTCTTCCTGCACTGCGTTGACATCCCGCTCTGCATCGGCATCAGCAAGAGGTTCATCCAGCCAGTAGATATTGTTATCTTTTATATAGAGTTTCATTGGCCCGCTCCTGCCTTGATAACCTTGATTGTACTTGGATCTGGTTCATCCTTATGGTCAGGATCTCCGCAACCCAAGAGCAACAAACTTGCGACGACGATTAAGAGTCCACCAAACAGCAAAACATTTTTCAGCATCTCTTTTAGAATCGTGATAGTGTCCGGTAGTACCACAAGTCCACCCTTTCATGTGATGCTTAACTATTACTCTGGACTTTAGCTCTTCCTTAACACCAGCCCAAAACGCTTTACTGTACCGCGACACCGAAGAGGCTCTTGATCTTATCCAGCAGTGTTTTCAATTTTGCAAACAAGGCCGTGAACTTATCAACCACCACCTCGATGTTGTTCAACGCAAGGAAATCTTCGATGATCGTAGCAGCGGTTTCAAGGTCAATACTCTGGATGTCCTCTGCCGTAGGAGTAGGCTTCAAGACCAAAGTCACTGCATCAGGCAGGACTTCACCCAAGACACTGACTGCTTCATCTGTAGTAACGATGTTGGTCGGCACACTCTTCATAAGTGTGACCAACGCAGGGATACTGAACAGACTCAGCTTAGGCTGCGTGAACTCTTTGTTGTTGATGGTATATGTCATTAGATTACCTCCTTTACAACCCTATACTCAGGTGGAAGCTGCAATCTTTCCTTCTCGTTTAGATAACTCTTTTCGCAGTGATTCTTTTGCCAAAAGAAAAGAATGTCTACAGCTGGCCTAAGCATGTGCCTTCTCCTAAAGTAGTACGCCGAAAGAGTTTCGTCTGCCCAACCAGACCCTATGAATGTGTTTAAAAACTGGTCCAGTGCAATAGCAGTTTGCTTGAGTCGCCACATTACTTAGCACCTTTCAAACCAAGATAAACTCTGTCACCGAACATAAAGCTGAACACACTAGCTGCAAGTTGGAGAAGCATATCAAGAATAGGTAGCAATGTTGCCAATGCCTTATTAGTTGGATCAACGTAGACAAGATTGAAGTAATACACTACGAATCCCATAGCTGTAACTAGGATAAACCCGGCTGCTACATATCTGAAACTAGCACGAAGGTCAGCTACCCATTGGGATATATTCCCAGCTGGTTTATCTAACTCAGCAATTACACGAAGTTTATCCGTTTCAGCCTGCATGAGCTTAATTTGTTCATCTACATTTACTGGCTTTGTACCACCAAAGAACTTTTGAAAAACACCCTTAAGGCCATCGGCTACTGCTGGCATTAACGCGGGGAGAATTAACCCAAGTATACTCATATCTTTCCCTTTCCATGTCCATCAAGCCACTCATCTACTTTAGCTGCCCGTTCCAACAAACCCTCTTCGCACATTGTATCCCAAGGGGTTCTGAATACCCCTCGTTTAGTACACCAGTTTTACCTAGGACAAAGTGATTACACTTCTTACACACCGTAGCGGTCATGGCCCTCACCTCATTATGATTTTTTGTGAGGCTGTAACCCAGAAACCCTTGGTGAGTAAGGCGATTATACCGCCGACAAAAGCTGTTAATATTATCACTCCGACAGCATTAGCAGCTCCGTTGAATACCCTTACAAACCGTTTCATAAGTGTGTACTCTTCAGTTGTAAATGGGCATGAACACTGTTGCTTAACGTGCATAGCTTCGACGATTGCGGCTATATCAGCTTCGGTTAGTGTGCGGTCAGGCATTAGGCACCTCAGTAGTATTTAATGAAATAGGTGGAACCCAGTTTGCTCTGTTCAACCACCCTTTTATGTATTTCTTCAGTGCTGGTTTCCGTTCAGACAGAACGGTATAGAATGCTGCTTGAGCGTTACAGATTCCAAAAAGGATAGCAGCACTATCTTCTCTGTTAATGGCAGCTAGAGTCTTAGGCCCAAGCACACCATCCACTGTTGCGCCAACTGAACGCTGGACTAACTTTACCATCTGGGTATAGCCCATATTCACAGCCATGTCGAATATCTTACAGACAATGCGGAGGCTTAAAACCTTTTCGAAGACTGGTGCCCAGAACTTAGCACGATAAATCTCAATAGCACGCGCCCTATCCAGTAGCCGTATGTCATCACCATCTACGTCGTTATCACCGTCAAGGTCGTAATGGTACACAAAGTCATGGTCTTGCTGCAGCAGGAAGCGAAGAGAAATGCCCCACTTTGTGGCTCCGCCGGGGTCCACTGGGTCATCTGTAAACTTACTGCCTTCATGCTCCAGTATGAAAGGAATACACGCATCAAAGCGATTGTTCACGGGAGGCCTCACAGGTTAGGAATGTCATCTACTTCCAGTTCTTCGCCGTCAATAACCACTGTTTGCACACCATTCTTCTGTACCAAGGCGGCTGTACTAGCTGCTAGCTCGGCCTTTTCCAGCTGAATCAAATACCCAACCAGACCATGTATCTCATTCGGCTTGCCGTCAGTTACAAGTTCTTTGTCTTTCAGTACCTTAAACGCTACAACCAGATCGTGCAAGGATGCCTCTGCTATCTTATCCGGCGTAATTGCGTCTAGAATTTTTGCCTGTATCTTAGTAAGCTGCAAACTCTGCAGTTCACGGTATTTAAGAATGACACCTTGCTCAGCAGAAAGTTCTGTGATATTCCTTTCAAGGGTAGGAATAGACAGACCAAGTTCTTGCGCTATATCTTTTTGTGTCATACCGACGCTGGCCATGTCAAAATACGCCATTTCGTCGAATGGAAGTTTATTTCTTCCCACGGCCTCTTCCTTCTGCAGAATCATTTTGTAGCTTTGATCCAACGATACACTACTTTTGGCAGTTTGTCAACAACTATTTTATAGGTTCCCTTATGTGGGCCGCGTAAGATACTGATGTTGCAACCGGAGCTGTGGCGGGCGGGAACATGTCATGTCATTGTCATTGTCATGCCCGTCCATCATCTCAGCCCCAGCCCTCATCCCTCCGCCATTCGCCACAAGCCAGAAATGTAAATTATTTACATTATCAACTTACATTGCCACATCGTCTCAGTGGGTTGTTCTGGAAAAATAAAGTCTACATAAAACGGAGTCTATGTAAAACTGAAAAAATGGAGTCTATGTAAAACGGAGTCCGTCTTTCTCCAGACGGGGGTGGGGTTGGGGCTCGGCGGGGGGGTCTGGTACGTCGGTGAGGTGGAGGTGGAGGTGTGAAAGGCGGAAGTCTGAGCGGATTAAAATCTGACTTGGCATGACTCATGCAGGGCGATGTAGTTACTGCATACGCTATGCCAACAGGCGTTTGGTTACATGGCTGGATTCGGTTTTAATGGAGTTCTGTTTGGCATGGTTCATGCAGGGACGTGATGAACTGGCATGGTTTTTGTGTAAATGTTTGTCACTGGGTGTGACAATAAATGGCAGTGGTAAGTGTGCAATATCATTGGAGTTTTGGTTAGCTGACGTTTTGTGTCAAAGCAGTGTGGTAAGTTTTGTCAAAGTTGTTTTTGGCACACTTCATGCAAGTTGGTTGGGTGGTTGTGTAACTGGTTGGAGTTATTGAATAAATTTTTTTTTGTCCCCGCCAGCTGGTTTTGGCATGATGCCTGCAATATGTATGTTGTAACGAATGAGAAATGGCTCTTTGGAATCCGCGACAATCTGGCATTGGTTAAATGTACAGGGTGAAAACCGCTGGCACCGACGCATCGAAGGATTGAAACGGCAGGTCTTTGAAAACTGAATAAAAGTAAACCTGAGCTTTGTTATCCCTTTCAGGTTTTGGTATGGCAATAAAACCTCAACCAAAAGGGAGAAAAGAACCATGAAACTTTCAAACGTGAAAATCAGTAAAACTGTTAACGTAGAAGCCCAAACAATCACCATTGACTTTGTGGAAGTATTGTCAAAGGTGAAGGGTGAAAAGACGGAAACTGGCAGAATCATTGAAACCTTCACTATCTCGGCCGACGACTTTTCAGATGCAATACAAACACAGGCACTGTTGCATGGCCTGAGTCAAAAGTTCGGCGATGAACTGGCATGCACGACAGAAGAAAAAGATGTCACAACTGTTTCTGAAGCTGTTACATGGTTGGCTGACTTAAACAGCCGACTGGTAGTTGGAAAATGGAATGCTGGTAAAAGATCTGGAAATGGGAAAGTGGAGAGAGTTGATGCCGTAAAACTTGGTGGTGTCGAACTGCCAGAAGGCGTTACACAAGAACAAGCTATGGCGCTGTTGAAACAACTGGGATTGTTCAAAAGTTAAAGTTTTTGATAGGACAAAGGGAACTGAAAGGGATAATAAAGCTCAGGTTTGATGTAAGATTCTAAAATTGAGAAACTGGGAAAATGGTCATTTATAGTTGTAAATCTATACATTAATCCATCAATCTAGGTCTAGTTCCCGTCCGCGGTGTTGACATTTTGTACTTAGTCTTTCCAAGTGTCTCTTTCCAAGTGTTTTGTCTTT